GCTTAAACTCGTTAAGCAACACTTCAGATACAAATCGACCAGTAGCACCTTTTTGAGACGCTATAATCAATGGGAGTTCCTTTGAAAGTCCATACAGACTTCTGATTTGAGTCTGAATTGCCTTCATTTGCTCGTCTTTGCTATGGTAGTAAGTCGCACTTGACTTAGAGCCACTCGCAATTGTTAAGCCATCAACTAATGACTGCTTAACCGTACTTAGCATGTTCTGTGTTAAAACCAATTTTTCCATAGTCTTGAATTTAATTATTACTGTTATTACAAAAAATCAAAAAAAAAGGGCGAGTCCAACGTATCACTACGTCAGTTCCCGCCCATTTTTGGAATAACTTCCATTCTTCTCTATATGGAGAAGAAGTTTAGTTGTATCGTCTGTAAGTTTGTCCCGTCTCTCCACTGGACGGGATTTCATGTTTCAATTTACTGCAAACACAACAAGTTCTTCCTATGTTAATGTATCTCGTACATTGAGTTTTTGAAAAACATCAGCACTTCTGCCGAGAAAAACCATTCTTAACCGTCAAATGTTAGGTGATACGCCCCTTTTTTTCTAAAATACTGGTATCAACAGCCAAAACATTGTTCGAGGGCGGGTATCCTCTTTCATTTCTACTAAGAGAACCTATAAGTCCCGTTCCGCTCTACAATAAGGTTGGGAATAATTTCAAAGTATTTGTTGTATTTGATTTCTCAAGTTTTACTGACTTGCGACTTTACCCATTTGTCTACTTCCCCATTAGTTTTAAAAATAATGGTGGGGAAGGAAGGACTCGAACCTCCAAAAATTACTGTAAACACTTCCAGTTTTCCCTAATTTCGTATGACCTATTGAGTTTCGTGGTTATGTGAGGCACTACTTGGGATGTAATTTATCGGTTTGCCAGCCTTTTCATGTTCCTCAATTTCAGAACTCCGACCCATTTCTTTTTGGAGTTCTTAGGTCAATGTGGTGGGGAGAGTAGGACTCGAACCTACAATCTATTGATTTCAACTCAATTGCTTTACCTGTACTGAAAACACTACGAGTTCTCTCTTTCGAGAGCAGTGAGATAGTATTGATATGTAACTGATTTTGCTATCTCCCCAAATATGTTAAAGAACGATACCCCGAAGTTTGTGTTGCCACAGGGACAACGGGGAATTTCATAGTAGCGGGGGCAGGACTCGAACCTGCGACCTTGTGGTTATGAGCCACACGAGATACCAACTTCTCCACCCCGCAATATATTTTAAAAAAAAGGACAATTCGTTTGTTATATATTGTGTCAAACAATATCGGATTTGAACCGATGACATTCTGCTTAGAAGGCAAACACTCTACCAACTGAGTTAATTGTTACTGTAATAACATCCAGTTTCCTTTTAAAATTTTAATCGTTTCAAAGTACGTTTCGTCAAAAAGACCCTGCAAAACTATAACAAGTTTTTCTAACTTCCAAATGTTTTTAAAAAAAAATGCAAAAAAAGTTTCACTGACCCTTGTGGGAAATAAATACGTATGAAAATCCAAAAAGTTACATTTTTTTATAAAAACTTTTACTTCTCAGGTTTAACGTTCTGATAATCACGCTTTTTCACCAGACTGTTTTTGAACTCTTTCTGGCTTTCATCGGGCGCATTGAGGTCTGTTTCCTCAATTAGCTTCATTATTTCATCCGTGTCTTCAGTAAGAGCCTGTAGTTGTTCTTCTGGTGTTGGTGGGGTTTCCTCGGTCACTGATTTTGTAACTAATTGTCTCTCACCTTCGAAAGCATCGACATAATCTTCACCATATGTGAGACCTTTTTCTTCAGGCACAGGAATTTCACTGGTTTCTCCCACGGTTTCAGTTGTGGTATCACCACTGAAATCCAGTAGCGTCTCGTCTTTTACAGCATCACTTACACCATCATTTACAGCATCACTTGGGGCATCAGTAACTTCTCCATCGAGTTCCAATACGTCTTCATTTGTTCCCTGACTTTCTTCCATGACCTCATTAACTATGTCAGCAACCTGTTTTATTTCATCATGACTTAAATCGGTTCTTGATGTACTGATGTGGATGTTTTCGACTTCGGGATGGAAATTGATTTCAGGCTGAATATCAGAGTTGTCTTCTGGTTGTTTATTCTTATGGAGCATATCATTTATTCGTTGCGCCTCAGTACCACCAGATATCGAATCAGAATTTAATTTACTTATGATTTCGTCTTCTTTGGTCATCTTATTGCTTATCGCAACATGAACTTGTGACAGACCATCGGCTTTCTTTTCGAGTTTATCGATATCTTCGCTATCGTGATGCTTGAGTCTTTTGTAATTCTTCGTGCCCCTATATCTTGGGTCGTCAATAATGATTTTCATGGTGTCATTATTGAAAATACAGTCTTCAAACATCTGTCCGTCCTTGGCGAATCTGGCTTTAATGATTCGGATGTTGGCGAAATTAGCGTCTTGTTGTGCAGGTGTCTTGGCAATCGACATAAAGAAATGCGCTTTCTGCATTCTCTTAATACTACCACCAGTTTGTTGTGCTTCCACGTATTCCGCACCGATTCCCGAACGATTACTTTGAATCGCAGTCCATGCGGGAATATTAAAATCTCCTGCAAGTGCCTCAAATCCTTTAACAACCGCAAGTTCGGCTTCATTCCTGTCAGGACTTTTCTTATGGCTTTCAACACAATCAAGATAATCAAGTACAAGTATATCAAACTTGAAACCCCATTTCTTTTCGTATGAAATCATCCAGTTTCGAATGTCTCTGATTGTGGTGTCTTCCTGACTGAACCTCTTGACAAGAAGTCTGCCTTTGCCTTCCATCGACTTGGTTTTCTCGATAGCGATGTTAAGTACTCTATCATGTTCTTCGTCTTCACTCAGTCTGCTTAACGCAGAATCTGCCCAAATCGTGTAGTGCTTACGTTTTATCTGGTCTTTGGTATCCTCGAAAACGATATGAGCTACGTTTTTCTCACAATCGTAAGCGGTATTTGCGATAATCGTAAGTGCTGTTGTCTTACCAACTCCCGATGGCGCAAGAATAATACCCATCTCCCCCTTACCAAGTCCACCATCAGTAAGTTCATCAATAGCACCAATACCAGTTGGAATTGTTTCCCTGAATTCCTTGCGAAGTGCTTTTTCTATGCCTTCAGTAACGCTTTCACAGTCATCGTCTTCTTCTCCGATAAGTGCGATTTTCTGAAACTTTTCTTCGATTGCAGCAACGGTATACTTGCTTCTTATACCACCATCCTTTACTTTGGTTTGAATGTGTTCGGATATCTTACGATATTCTTGTTGTTTAACGAAAAAATGTGCTGATTTCTGAATGGCATCACCATCATAAAGCATTTGTTTATTAACAATTCTTTCGTTCCAGAGTTCAATACGTTTAATTACACCAAATAACGATTCTTCTTCAATTGTGTTATTTGGTGCTTTAAATTCGTGAATCGCCTGATGTATACTTTTGTTTTGGAGATTCGGAACTTTATCGTATTCCTTAAAATACTCCAGAATTATAATAAATAACCTCTTGAGATTCGGGTCGTCAAAATATTCAATCGCTAAGTCAGGTAATATTTTTTCAGCAAACTCTGGTTCAACCAATAATTGCCATATGAGACGTTGTTGAAATTCTGGTCCGAGATATGCCGTTAATGTGTGTTCTGTATTTTCCGTCATTTTAAAAATATGTGTAAAAAAGGGACAGGAATCAGGTATTTATGAAATTGGTCAGTAATCCATGAGAGTAGTCCCAATTCCCGTCCCGTGCAATTAATTTCGTCTGAGTCTTCTCAGCATTTCTGCTCTTTTAGCAGGGTGAAGTTCTCTGATTTGATTAATCGATAAACCTCTAAAATTAATTAAATCATAATCATCCCACATATTTCTAATGTCGTTCTTCTTTATTTTGGCTTCGATGGATTCTGAAATATCGGTCACCGCATGTTTGATATCCAGAGATTGCTTTGCAACAGGATTAAACCCATCGACAAAAAATTCACGTTCAACAATCGGATTATCATTAATATATAATCCGATTTTACAAGGAACACCACGAATTGTTTTACGTTCGCCTCTGTGCTCGACTTCCTGCACAACAGACGCTGGATTATAACGCATTCCATTTCGCCAAGGTCTGGGATAAAGATTAATTAATTTCTGCTGGTAACCATATAAGTCATATACCTGCATTTCAGAATCTTCATCGCTTGTGTTCTGTCTTCCGACTTCCGCAACCACATCATATCCTCGTCTTGACAAGGTTTTTTGTAGTCTGGTAATAGCCTTGGGAAGAATGTCTCTCACGTCAATACTATATCGGGTAAAGGGGTTGAACTTGTCTGCGTCAAACATTGCCTCACATAACAATATCTCAGACACAAATTCTCCGTTTACAATTTTACCCTGATTGAGTGAAAACCTAAACACGTTACTATGTTCCTTCTCGTTCATCTTATTATTTTTTTGTGATTAATACTATGCACAAATATAACGAGAATCCCCTTAAGATAAAAGGAATTCTATAAACTATTTTTGTACTTCTTGTAATACTCTGTAAGTAACCGTTTTTCATTCATGATTACCGTATAGAAAGGTTCGACATATTGGGAAAAAGTACTGCCATACACACTTAAAAAGTCATCGTGTATCATCATCTCATAGAGGTTTTTACTGCCTCGGTCTTCAGGTGATAACGGTGCTTCAAGTTGTAGTAGTTCTTCTTCAGCCTGTTCATTGAGCATTGGTTCACGTAAGTTAACCAATTTAAAGTTTGTTTTGAGTCTCGAAACATTATTCACGATGTTCTCAAGAGCCAATAGAGGTTTTTTCTTGTTCTCAGCACGTTCGGCATTGATTTCATCGGCTCTGCGACAAATATCTTTTACAGTAAGAGTCTTGTATTTGAGTTCAGGAAATAATTTAACTAATCCAGTTTCCTTCACGCCCCCAACGCCAGCAATATTATCGGCATCGTCACCACAGATAATCTTCATTGTCAAGGCATTCTTGTAATGATGATTAAAATACATCATGTAATTTGATTTGGTAACTGGTACATCGATGTTGGGAAATATAATAGTGATATTTAAATCGAGTAGTTGTGCAAAATCCCTGTCATTTGAATATATGTATATTTCTTCCAAATTATTGTAATCCAAACAATATTTGGCTATTATGTCATCGGCTTCGACTTCTTCGACTTCAATTTGTCTCAGAAACAGTTCTTCAGCATATGCCTTAATTCGTTGACGTTGATTGAGTATCGATTCTTCTTTTGCCTTTTCTCTTCTGATTTCGGCTTCAGTCAATTCTATGCGTTGATGCCATTCCTTAGATTCTCGATTGGCTTTGTATTCATTATCGATACGGTAACGATATATTCCACCGCCTTCGCCATCCCAGACCAACACGACTTTATTAATCATGTGGTCTTTAATCATCTTACGAATTGTTGTTAAAAAAGAATACAAACCACCAATGTGTCCAAACTTGGCGGTCTGTAAATCTTTTGCCCCGTGAAACGAACGCTTTAAAAGATATGAACTATCAACTAATAACGTTCTATTCTTCATTCTCTCCCGTATCTGCTCTGTCAATAATCTTGTCTTCAAAACTCACATTGCCTTCGGCATCCATAGCATGATAGTTAAATTCAATATCATCTGCCGACAGGGAATCATCGTTGAACTTGTCTCGGAAATAAAGAATGTGTTTCTTCTTATAGGCGGTCTCGTGTTCCTTATCACCGTAAATGAAACCAGTTGGAGTACTGATAATCTTGCCTTCCAAACTAATTCCACCCCACTCACCATCGATGTGGTTCTTGGCGATATTGACTTTGTTTTCGAAACCAAAATTCAGGTCACGTTTCTTACTGGTTGCCGTTACTCTGCGAGTTCCGTGAGTAATGATTCCACCGAAATGATAAATAAGTCTTCCCCCGAAGAAAAAGGTCTCACCACCTTTGTGCTTCACTACTTTATTCATGCTGTCATACCAGATTTTCTGCACAGCAGCAAGTGTGGCAGTATATTCACTATCCACTCTTCTGGTATTAGGTATCGCATTATTAAGAAGTGACATAAATGCTTTCTCATATGCACCAGCATTCCACATGTTGTTGTCGCTGTCATCTTTTTCCAATGCATTGATTGTTTTGATGCAATTCAATGTACCAATACTATCAATTCCGAAGAAAATATTACGTGGTAACTGACCTGCTTTCTGCATGTCAAGAAAATAATAGAGTGCCTTACCTAAGTCTTCGATTGCTGCTTCTCTCCTGTCTTTGTCTTGCTTAATACCAAAATTATCAAGAAGATATTTGTTATTTACCAAAAGATGTTCTTCGTTCCAATCAAAACCCATGTTGGTAAGTCGAATATTGCCTTCGTCAATGTTGTTTTCGGTATCAATAATGATTGGGAAATCCCCTCTTTTCTGGGCATTTACTATGCCTCTCATAAGAGCGGTTGATTTGCCCGTATTGGAATAACCTCGGAAAAGTGTTACGTATCCTCTCGGTATCCCGGGCATGCCAGTGGCTTTCTCCAGACCATCATCAATCGGAATCCATTCCAGTGGTTTTGATGCAACTGTTGTTGCACCGACTTTCTTTTTAAAGTCATCGAGACTGAATTTTTTCTTTGGTGTGGGTTTACGTACCGCAGGTGCAGGTACGTCAGTACTTTTTTTTGCCATAAATTACGAATTAAAAGGTTAAAAAAGGGAAACCTAAATTTCCCTTTTTTTAACTCAATGATTTTTTAGAACGGTAAATCCTCATAATCTGCACCCATGTCATCTGGTTCATCAT